ATTCAGCGTAACCATAGCCACCAGCCAGTATTGCAACCACTCCGGCATTACTTCTTCACCTTACTCAGACCACGCAGGCCAAAGGAAGCCGCTATAGAGGCGTACATAGCCCACTGAAACCATTCGGGGGTTTTGTCCAGCGCATCGAAGCCTCGCTCTACAAACGGCTGTAACGGCGGTATAAAGCACATTGCAATTATGGCTATGAACAGGATAGTCCACGCCTCGTCTTTCCAGCTATCCTTGCTGGCCTCAGCCATGACCTTTTCCCAGCCAGCTTCATGCGTGGCGGCTACCTTCATCACCTCAGCCTCGGCCTCAGCCTTCGCCACAGCGACTTTGTTTTTAGCCACTTGCTTTTCAGCCTTGCCCTTGAGCCAGCCCCCAGCAAGCTCACCCACAATGGGTATCAGTGCCTGTATCATTTTTCTTTCCCTAACCAGATAGCAAAGCTACCCGTCAAAGCCCCGATAACCACGCTACAGAAGCCACTGGCTTCGACTGTTCGGCTGGCAATGTCCAGATCGTACATATACCAATCAGCCACTCTGTAGGCCATTACAATCATTGCTAGGAAGGCCAGCCGAGGCATTACCTTCCACTCGTCCATTATGGTTGCCATTTGCCTGCCTCCATCTGTTTCGATAATTCTGCGCTCCGGCCTTTGACCTGCTTCGCCCAACGCGAATCTAACATCTGCTTTGCGGCCTCGGCATGATCACCCACATCGAGCGCCTGCTTCATCTTCAGGAATTTATTGAAGTTGGTCTGCCCCATGTTGAACAGCATATTCACAATGACGGCCTTTCGAGCATCATTCAGGCCAGCATACCAGTCGTATGTCTTAGCGGCAGTCATATAGGTGTCGAGATCATTCATCAGCAGAAACTCAGCCTCATGCTCACTTATGCCGACATCTTCAAGGTTGCGACCTATGCCGATGGTCAGTTTATTGCTGGTGCATTTATAGGGCTTTAGTTCAACGCCCTCATGCTTTTTCAGTTGCTTTATCAGCTTGTCTACGCTGTCATCCATCATATCGCCTCATCAAACTCGCCCTGCATCAACTTAGAAGCAGTAACACCCAGATTGTACATAGCTTCTGTCATTTCATTGTCGCTGGCCTTGCCCCGCGCACTCATAAACACCTCGATAGCATCCCCCGTCTGTGGACAAAAGCTAACGGTTACTGCCATTCCGGCTCCCACGTTTGTTGTTATGCATGGCCTGCGATTTGGGATTTGTCTCATCAATTATCTCCACTGCTGATGCCCAGCTATCTGATTCGAGATTGGGCGTTTCAAAGAATGATATGGGTTTTTGGTACTTCTTTATATTTATAGAAGTCACAGGCAAATACCATACCACACGTTGCTCAGTGGATACCATAGCCAGAATGTCATAGTCGGCTATTGTCGGCAGTCTTTTCTTGCCTCCCAGCCCCGTCTGAAAATTGACACGGCGGCGATGCCCGTCCCCCTGCCGAGAAGCCTGACAAGCCTTGACCTGCACCCGCATCATCTGGCCTGTCTCTGGATGCCATGCCACTAGGTCAACAGCGTCCTGTTGCGCCATAGCAACACGCCACCCCCGTGCTAGGACAGAGGCGGCGGCTATATATTCTCCAGCGAGGCCGGATGTTGTTTGTGATAAAATTGTGTCTGCTACAAATCTATTGCTCAAGGTCATCATGCTTGATTAGGTCATCCAGATAGAACCGAGCTTTCTTTAAATCTTCCAGCCCGTTTTTGTGGTTAAATCTCCAGATATATTTTAGCACATTTCCCTGCACATAGTATTTGTAATTGTCACCGAGCGCCGCACGGATAGCGTCAAGGCACTCGATGTTTCCGCTGGTGTAATGTTCTGGGTGATTGACAGGATCAGTCATCTTGAACCCTCTTCATTAGCACTGCGTGGTTGCTGTGAGGATAAGACAGTCGGGATACAATAACCCACCCGTTTTTCTCGTATTTTTTTATCTCGCCATGAATGACGTACCTAAGTGTCATGCGCTCAGACACTGCTCAATTTCCTTCAAAATTCGGGTGGTTTTTGACCTTCCCCGCCCTCTTTTATCCAGCTTCTTTACCGCATAGTAGACCGAGGTATGGTCACGCCCAAATGCCCTGCCCACTTCTGGATAGCTACAACCCAGCAGTTTGACTGACAGATACATGGCGATGTGTCGCTCTGTTGAATTGTGCCTGCGCTTTGACAGCAATTCCAATACTGGCACTCCTGTGACTTCGCTGGTGACTTTGATGACTTGCTCAATCCTTCGGTCATAGTACGTCAAACGGGATGGCTTCTCCACGTTCCCTAACATTTTTAAGATAATTTTCTCTAGCACACTCATCATTGCAAAACTCCTCTCCTGCTAGTGTGATGGTTCCCTGATAGCGATAGTTGAAGCGGTTTCCGCAATGAGCGCAGTCGGCGTAATTATCGACTGTTGGATAGCGCGATTGCTTTGTTTTCCGCTTCTCCCGTCTAAACACTAGAAGGGAATCTCATCGTCCATTGCCTGACCCGCACCATTGCTGGCTGGCCTTTCCTGAAACTCAGAAATCTTCAGACCAAGATATTTCTTGCCAGCCTTTGATTCGTTGTTCCACGCAGACAGGCTATACTTAGTGCCGTCAATCATGATCGTGCCGCGCATATCTGGGCGCATATTATTATCACCCTTGTCGTTTTCGAACAGTGACCCTGTCATGTCCTTCATCTGATATTCAGCCATTTAATAACTCCTGTTTCTTTTTGGTGAATAGCTCTCTGTCACTTGCTGACAGCTTTAACTGCACCCGATTATACAGCGCCTTGAGGCTGTCCATGTCGGGGCATAAGGCCACCTCATCCGCAATGGACAAGGGTGACGATATCTTGTTGAGGGGTTGTGCGACATCAGGACGCTCTGAAGTTATAAAGACATCACGGTTTTTTTCGGTTTGCCCTGACGCCGCTTCCCTCCCTGCCTTCTGCTCAGAGCTGTCCGAGCCAGCAGAAACTGGTGATGGTGCTGGCATATCCTCGCCAGCATAAAGATGTAAACCCAATCCCGTTGACATACTGATCGCCTTAGCCATGCAACGCTGTATAGAGGCGTTTACCTCGAAGCTGTTGGGCTTTTGAACAGGCCGATTGGCATGGTTCAGGATTGGCATAATCTCTGTGGTAGCTGGTTCATCCTTGCCCAGCGTGACAGTTACTTGCACATAGGCATAACCCTGTGCATCAATCATGTATGGCAAATAGGTTTCGTCTGCCTGCTTGAAGATATGCTTAGTGACCATAGCATCTGAAACGTGCTGTTTTAACAGCCGCAGAGCGTGCGCCCAGCTTAGGTATGTGAAGCCGTTTTTCTTCTCGACAATTTTACGAGTGTCGATCTGGCTCATGGTTGCGAATATATTGCTCATGTTTTCCATAACTCCTTTGCTTCTTCTTTAAACTCTGAATCCCAATAGAACGGGTGCTGAAAGTCTGGGTCTACCAGACCAGCTAACACCTTTGGATCATCCGATACTTTTAACAGGTTCTGACGGCGGATAGCCCTGCCGCGCATCTCCTCAAGACAATACGCCAGATACTCCGGCTGTAATTCCTCACAGTTGTCAGGGGTAAATAATGTCGAGCCTGTCGCAGATACATAGGCAAGGTTCGGCTCTAAGCCTGTGGCCTTTTGATATATGGATACTTGGCACAGATGTTCGAACTGTGGCTTGGCTGGCAATGCCGCCTTAGTCCAGCCTCTTGTGCCGTCCTTCTTTATCTGCCCTCGGCGTGGGGCTTTAGTCTTTACCTCACAAAAGCGATCAGAGGCGCACAGGTCTATGAATCCCATCACTGGTAGGTCTACACCATCTAAGGATACCTCGACTCTGCGCTCCTCTTCTGCGCCCCCGTATTCACTGGCTAACAAATCAACGCCGTTCTCAACAGCGCCAGCGATTAATTCGCGGTACTTGTCGCGCTTATCTTCTGGCTCATCTTCTGGGGCATCGTGAAAATCAAATGATAGATAGGCTTGCTCAACAGCAGAATCAAAGTCCAGCCCTAACGTCAACATGGCCTGTATTGCACCATGCACCGCTGTACCAAATGCGGCGTTGTACCCAACCTTTATAGCCCTGCGCTGTTGCCTGTTCAGATAGATGTATTGAAACATCCAGACCGCCATAGGCCGCAGTAACTGACTTGGGCTGTAATGCTCTAACTTCTCTGCCATAATCCCTGACTAACTTTTCGTTTTACAAAACGTGCTTATTACTTTATTAGAGGTTATATATGTTATTGTCAACTATTTATGAGGAGTTCGATGTGCATCTAGCTAAGTGGCTGATAACAAAGGATATGAAGCAAGCAGACCTTGCTCGGAAAATGAATGTAACCCAGCCATGTGTCCACGCTTGGATATATGGAGTGCGTCCACCAAACGCTCGACACATGATGGAATTGTATCGTATGTCCGGCGGTAAGGTGGGGCTGAAAGATTGGTGTGAGGTGTTTCATGGCAAACAGGCATAAGGATGATTTTTATCCAACCCCTGAGACATCTATCAGACCGTTTTTAGATCTGGAAATGTTTGAGGGGGATATCTGGGAGCCTGCTTGCGGCGATGGTGCTATCAGTGCTGTGCTGAGAGAGCATGGCTATAATACGGTGGACACCGATCTAAATGATTGGGGGTTTGGCACATCCGGCAGGGATTTTTTGCTGGAACAGAAAGCCCTTGCCCCGAATATAGTTACAAACCCGCCATATAAACACGCTCAGGCTTTTATACAGAAGGCGATTGATCTGGGTGTTAAGAAACATTGCTGGCTGTTGCGGTTGGCTTTTTTAGAGGGCATCAAGCGGTTCAACCAACTTTATTCTAAGCACCCGCCATGCCGGATATATGTGTTTAGCAAAAGGCAGACCATGATTCGCGCTGACCATGATGCGGCTTGGTACGGCTCTGGAAAAATGGCGTTTGCATGGTATGTGTGGACAGATGAAATACCAGACACAACGGAGATAGATTGGCTATGAAGCATAGAAACAGAGATTGGGAAACTCAGGTTAGAGAGCATAAGCGTCAGATGGACAAGTGGGATGAGATTATGCCGGACGGTGCATTTCAAGACGCTGATGTAACCGAAAATCTGACAGGTAAGGCTCCGAAGTTGCCAACATCATTACCGCCAAAGGGAGGCAGTTCCATTGACTAACGGTAGAGTGAAGGGCGCAAATTTCGAGCGTGAATTGTGCCGGATGATCATGGATGGGCTTGGTATAGACGATGTGAAGAGAGACATCGAGCAATACAGAGCCAGCTTGCATGGTGACATTATCGGTGTTGATGGATGGAGCATAGAGGCAAAGCGATATGCGTCCGGCACTACATACAAGCCTCAATGGTGGGAGCAATGCACAGCGGCGGCAGACGCCACTGGTTGCCAGCCTGTCCTGATATGGAAGTATGACCGCCAGCCCATTCATTGCCTTGTCAGGATGTCCAGCATTAGTGCTGACTATGCTGGCATGGATTATGTGGCGCAGGTGGATTTTGAAACGTGGCTAATGTTAGTGAGGGAGAGTTGGGCAAATGTTTAAGGCTTTAATTGGTATTTGTGTGGTTACTCAGTTCAATGTAGAGGGCGGGTCTATCTGTTACTTGGCACAGGACGATAAGGGGTTCAAAACGCACCTCGCCTGTATGCAACACGGCAATATGATAAAGCGAAAAATGGTAGATGATTTTGTGAAAATGAACGGCAACTCAGCCGCTGTAATAGGTCAGGCGGCTTGCATGAAAATAAAGGGGGACATTGAGGCATGACAGAAAAAACTGCGGCAGAAATGACAGTCGAGGAGTTTACAGCGTGGCTGAAACAGCGCAAAGCGCAGATGCTACAGATTGAAAACAGGTTGCCCATTGGCACTGACAGGCATCAGAGACTGCCGAAAATGACGCCGTTGATAGCTATGCAAACC